ATTGGATCGCTTGCGAGTGGTGCAGGGTGATTTCAGTGTACTGAAGGTTAATGGTGAAAACCAGATTACTGTATGCACTGGCAAACCCATGTGTTACACGCAGTGTCGCGTACCCGCGAGGGTAGATGATGCGATTGCAAGTGCGGCGCGTACGATTTCGCGTGATCTTACACTTGCGACAGTTAAGAGCAAGATGGCTGATGGAATGGAAGTCACCACCGGGGATACTCGTAAGTATCCTGGTTGTGAAGTCCTTCTTGAACGTCATTTGGCGACTGTGGCAACTAAGACCGCGGTGATTAGTGGCGCTGTACGTCGATTCCAGTGGGTTCCGAGAGGGACTTCAGTGGATGATGACGCCACACCAGGTATGGTTTCTTTCATGTCACCCTTGTACGATGGCGCATTTGTGCCTGATAAGTGCAAGGGTAATGATCTCCGGGCCGCCGAAGAACGGGTTAATAAACTCAAGGCAAGTGACCTTGAAGTGGATTCATTCACCTCAAAGTGCATGACTGAGTTTACTCAACTCCTCTTAGGCGGCTTCATTGGAACACTCACTCCCGTAGAAAACGAAGTGGTTTACGAACGGCAGGCTAAACCCGTGCAGCGCAGAATTCTTGATGACGCGCAGCACGGGTTAAGTACTGACAAAGCGTCGAACTTCGTTAAGCGGGAGGCCTACCAGACAGTCAATGACCCACGTATGATTTCACAGATCAATGGCGTGGACAAAATGGCTTATTCTGCTTTCCTTTATGCTTTCTCAGACATAATTAAGCTTCAACCGTGGTACGCTTTTAGCAAGACACCACGTGAAATTGCTGAACGTGTCGCGGAGATTTGCTCGATGTCTGATTTCGTGGATAACACTGATTTCAGTCGTATGGATGGCAGAGTCGGCAACGTGGCCCGCGAGTTTGAACGCAGGGTGATGTTCGCCGCCTTTTCGAAGGAGTACCATCTTGTCTTACACGAATTGATGCGCCGACAGTATTGTTTGCGCGGTGTAATGGGAAGTGGTGTCAAATACGACACTGGACTGGCACGCTCATCGGGGTCTCCTGAGACCTCAGCTTTTAATACTATGCTTAATGCATTTATCATGTACGTTTCTTATCGTCGCATGGTTGACGTCCATGGTGGATTTAACACCCCACTGGCGGCGTGGCATAAGCTTGGCATTTATGGCGGTGATGACGGTTTGAGTGCGGGATTGGACATGAAAGTGGCGGAGCAGTCAGCGAAGGCAGTTGGACAGAAGTTGGAGCTAGTGAGGGTGCATCGTGGTAATCTCGGTGTGTCCTTCCTGGCCAGGCGTTCTGGGCCCGATGTTTGGTTTGGTGATTCGAACAGCTGTTGTGATATAGCTCGACAAATCGCTAAGTTCCACGTTACTGTGCATCTACCAGGTAATATTACCAAGGTGGATAAGCTGCGAGAGAAGGCTTTCGCATTTTCTTTGACTGACAGCAACACCCCCGTGATTGGACCTTTTGTTACCAAGGTTCTGGACTGTTTCCCCCTCAGGAAAACCGAGTTTCGAAATTTACTCGGTCTGTGGCAGGTTGAGTTGGACAAACGCAACCAGTATCCAAATTATTTTGAATCTTGGATGTCTGATTTGCTTATGTCTCAGGTACCAGACTTTGACCAGAAGCTCTTCAAGGCGTGGGTCTCTTCCACGAGTGGCGAGGCGTTAATGCAACCTCCAGCGTTTGCGACGCCACCCCCTCCCCAACCGAAACCCGGATTAGTTGTCGTTGACAACGATCTGTGCGGTACGGTTAATGAGGAGAAGAAACCAGAGACCATCAGTGAGAAGCGTGCTCGTTATCGAGCTCGCAAGCCGAAAGATGAACGACCCAGTCGCTTAACTAAGTTAGCC